GGTATTCAAACTGCTGCCTATGATAATATTACTGGTATTATAACAGTAACTACGGACAAAGTTCACGGATTTGCACTTGAGAGACCTAATACTGTTAAACTTAAAGGTTTAGAATTTGTATGTCCAAAAACTGTAGTTGGTACAGTAACTAATGCAACTTACAATCCTGCGAATGGTGATTTAGTAGTAACAATCGCAAATCACGGTTTAGTAAATGGTGATGCAGTAATTCTAAAAACTGGTGGTATTTGTTTCACTTGTGATAAAGATAGTAATGCAACAGTTCATTGTTATCCTCGTGCAACTGACCCTGCTGCTAACCGATACCTAACAGTAAGTAACGTAACAACAAATACATTTAAAATAAATGTTGGTGCATCAGCTCCAAGTGACCAGTATGTACATACATTTGATTCTGCTGCTGCTGACGCTGTTAAGACAATTGGTGGTGGTGGATACGTTGGAGTAACAACGACAATATTCCAAGACCATGAGAGACCATTATTTGTTGTTGGCATTGTCTCTGATAGAACATTTGAAGTTCAGGCAGGTGCAAGCACAATTCCACACACTTATCAAGGTGGTGGACACGCATTTGAATTCTTTGAAGATCTTACATTTGGTTCAGGATATCGTGGTGGATCTGTTGCAATTGGAGTTACAGACCAAGCATATGTACATAGATTTGTTAGTGCTGGTATTAATTCTATCCGTAAAGGAAATTTTGCTGCTACAGGTATAAACGCATTTACAGCAACAAATGCAGTTTACACATCACATTCTGGACAGTTAGTTCTCACAATACCTAATCACGGTTTATCAACAAGTGATACAGTCGGTATTGATACTGGTGGTTTAGTATTCAAGTGTTCAAAAGACAATTTCTTCTCAGATCATCCATATCCTCGTGCAGTATCTAAGACAAGTTTCCCTAACTCTGATCCTATTGCTGGAATACAAACTGCAATTATTGCAACAACAACTAATACAATTACATTAAATGTTGGTGCTGGTGGTGGGGCTGGAACAGGAGCAGAAGTTTCTGCAATAGTTGGTGCTGGTGGATCACTTGCATTTACAATAACAAATCCTGGTTCTGGATATGTAAATCCTGAAATTATCATACCTGAACCAAATTATGATAATTTACCTATCATAGGCATTTCAAGACAAGGTATAGGTGCAACAACTATAACAGGATCTAATTTATTAATTGATGTTAAAGTCAGTGCTGCAAAAACAACCGTTGGTATAGGTTCTACAACATTTGAAATATCTGAGTTCCAAGTAGCAAGACCAGGACATTCATTCAAAATTGGTGATAAATTCAAACCAGTTGGTCTAGTTACCGCTGCTCATTTATCAGAACCAATACAAGAATTTGAATTAGAAGTAACACAGATTTTCCAAGATAAATTTGCTGCTTGGCAGTTTGGTGAGATAGACTTTATAGATTCTATAGGAAACTTACAAGATGGTTCAAGAACAAGATTCCCATTATTCTTTAATGGTCAATTACTAAGTTTTGAAAAAGATCTTAATAATGCTCGTTCACAATTAATTGATTTAAATGCTGTTCTTCTTATATTCATAAATGGTGTTCTACAAACTCCTGGTTCTGCTTACACATTTGAAGGTGGCACTACATTTGAATTTGAAGAAGCACCAAGAGCAGAGGCACAAGTTGACATCTTCTTCTATAAAGGACAGGATGGTATTGATGTAGATACTGCAGATATTCAACAAACTATTAAAATTGGAGATGAAGTTAGATTATTCAAACATGCAGTTGGAGTAACAACTTCTCAACAGGCAGAAAGAACAATTAAAGAATTACTAGGTGCAAAACTTGTTGAAACTGATATTTACACAGGAGCAGGTATTGATGCTACTAATAACAAACCTATAAGATGGACTAAACAAAAAGTTGATATTGTATTAGGTGGTAAAAAAATTGACAAGTCTAGAGAAATACTTGAACCACAAATTTATCCTACTTCAAAAATAATTGGAGATTTCACAACTTCATCTGGACAGGGTGGTACCAATGGAATATTTGTTGATGATGCAGAAGTATTTTTCTATGAAAAAGGTGAACATCTTACTTCTAGTAATCCTGATGAAAGTGATGGAGATTATAATTTAGAATATAATACTGTTGATGCTCTTGTAACATCTGGTGAAATTGGTGTTGGTGCTGCTGCCACTGCGATTATATCGTCTAGTGGAACTGTATCATCATTTGATATTACAAACGCAGGAAGTGGATATGCAAACGCAACTATTAAAGTTAGTGCACCACCAGTGATAGGTGTTGGTATTGGTACAACAGCGACAGCAACTGCTACAATTACTAATGGATCTGTTACTGCAATATCAATTACTAATCCTGGTTTAGGTTATTCTGCCTTTACACCTCCACAAGTTATTATTGATTTACCACCATTTAAAAATGAAAAAATAACATCTATCAATAATGTCGAAGGATTTACAGGAATTGTTACAGGTATTAGTACAACAACTGTTAGTGGACAATCAGCACTTAAGTTCTTCTTTAGAGCGGATAAAGCTGCAAATTCACTATTAGTTGGTTATCCAGTCTTTATCAAAGATACAACAGTAGGAACTGGTGTCGTATCTGTTGATACACATAATTCATCTGTGGTCGGAGTTGGAACAACTTTCTTAGATAACATCTATAAAGTTCACGCTGTAACGTCAACTGGAGAAAATGGTGAGATAACTTGCAACATACAAAATGGTCAAACTACTGGTGTGGGTGCTGGACTAACAGGTAACTTTAATAATAATAATCCAGGTATCGCTACACACTTAGGTCGAATTTCTTGGGGTAGATTATATAATGCGTCAAGAAGTAGTAATCCAATTTCAATTGGAGTTACTGGATTGACAGTTGGATCTGGTTTATCAACCTTCCCAACTATTCAAAGAAAGAACTATACTGTAGGATCACTTAGAGGTCTAAGATCATCAGGTGCGATTAGAGTGTTTGGAATTTGATTACATTACCTCTATAAATAAAAGGAAAAGAAAAGTTTAGATACAATGTCAGCGATTATTACTGATCAATTTAGAATACTAAACGCTAACAATTTTGTTGAGTCAGTAGAAAACACAAATAATTCATATTATGTTTTCATTGGATTACCAAATCCAGCTGGTACTTCAACTTTGGTTGGGTATGGTAGATCTTCTGATTGGAATTCAAATACACCTGCACCTACCGATAGTTTTTCCTATCGTTCACATACAGGTGATACAATGATGTTTGGTAAAAAAATAGCAGCATCAAATATAAGAAGAATTATAAGGAGAGTTGACTGGGTAGCAGGTAGTAGATATAAAATTTATAGAGATGATTATAGTGTAGAAAATCCAAGTCCATTAACACAAGCAAATAGATTATACGATGCGAACTACTACGTTCTTAATTCCGACTTTAAAGTTTACGTTTGTATTGATAATGGATCAACGGGAGCTAACCCTCTTGGAAATGTCTCCCAAGATGAACCTACTTTCACCGACTTGGAACCATCAAAAGCAGGAAACAGCGGTGATGGATATCTTTGGAAGTATCTTTTCACTGTTTCACCTAGTGATATTATTAAATTTGACTCAACTGAATTTATTACGGTACCAAATAGTTGGGGTTCTAGCCAAGATTCTCAAATAAGATCAGTTAGAGAGAATGGTGATTCTAATGTAAACCAGAACCAAATCAAACATGTTTATATTGAAAATGCAGGAAGTGGTTATGCTAATGGTTTAAGTCAAGAAGTAGATATAGTTGGTGATGGAGAGGGTGCAAAGGCAAGAGTTGATGTTGTAAATGGTACAATAACTGACGTTGTAGTGAGTGCTGGTGGTAAAGGTTATAGTTATGGTATTGTTGACTTAGGAACTTTAAGTAGTGGAGTTAGTACATCCACTGGTCGTGCAAAGTTAATTCCTATCATCCCACCTGGTTTAGGACATGGTTCAGATGTATATACTGAATTGGGAACTGATAGAGTTATCGTATATGCTAGATTTGACGATTCAACAAAAGACTTTCCAATTGATACAAAGTTTTCACAAGTAGGTGTTGTGAAGAATCCTACAAAAGTAGGAACATCAGTAACTTATACTGATAATACTTATTCTTCACTACAAGCAGTCAAATTTGATACAGTGACTGGAGTTCCACAAGTTGGTGAAGAAATTAAACAGGTTTTAGTTGCTCCTCCAAATACAGGAAAAGTTTCTACAGGATACATTGCATCATATGATTCTGAAACTAAAGTATTAAAATATTTTAGAGATCGTTCTCTTAACTTTAATAGGACAACTTATGATCATACTGATTATGCTGGTATTTCAACTGCAGGTCGAATATATCAATTTGAATCACAAATAGGTGCAAACAATATTGAAGGAAAACAATCTTTCTTCTCTGGTGCTATTTCACAAAGTTTTTCTGGTATAACGACAAATCCCACAGGTAATAAATTAATTAACTTGGGAGTTA